GGATATGTCATCATAGGTAGTTTAATTCTACCAAACTTATAACTAATAATATCCCTAAATTTAATTGCCAAGAAAATAGCACTTACAGTATATAAAACCGCCAATAATCCGTGAGGAATAATAAACCCAAGAGTTGCCAAAAATGCTGCAGTACCAGCAATTGCCGCAATAACCAAAATAACTTGTTGTACTGCAGACTTAACCATTAACCCAATTAAAAAGGCCAATATTAAAACTGAAAAATTATTCCAAAGAAACGCTAAAAAGTGAAATATTGTTAATAGTGGTATACCAATAAATTGTATAATTTGAAGAATTATTGCAAAAATAAAATATAATAAGTCAAAATTTTTAAATCCGTCATTTACAGGGAATTTATTAATGGTGCTTTCACAATCTTGACTGTCAATTTCTTTTATTCCTATAAATTGACCTCTACCACCATTTTTAAATTCGTCAATTAACCCCGTGATTGTGTAAACTTTATTATATTTAAATTCATAAAAAGTATCCTCACAATTAATTATTTCATTTAACCTATCTTGTTCTTGATTCGCAACATTAAATCCATTCGTATATCCGCTCCAAGATAAACCGAAATAATAAGAACTTTCTTGTTTTAGTAGATCAGAAACCACATTATCGTTAGTCCAACCATATTCTTTAATGTTAGGAACCAAATAATATGGTCTTCTAACTTGTTCACTTAAATTTGCAGATTGTTGCCATTTAATTTTAAATCTATACTTAGCTTTAGTTGGTATGCCAACAGTTGGGTCGTTTGATATTATTTTTTCACCAAACTCATTAGTTACGAAATAATCCAAATTCATTGGTAATTCGGTTAACCACACACCATTACCATCAATAATATTACCTGATTGTTCCAATTGATGTAATTCTAAAACAGGATTGCCATCAGAATCTTGGTAAATAGTTTGTCTAATCGCTAAAATTTGCCCTGGTCCCGCAACTAATGAACAAAGATTCCCCATGTCATCTGCAGGCCTTGCGTTTGGTCTAACTCTGTTGCTATCGGAAGTTGAATAAATTGACCCCATGAATACTGAGGTTGGTTGAATGTCAACATTGGCGTCATCCCTTAAATCAAAATCAACTCGATTTATTGCAATATTACACAATTCAGGGTCTCCCCAAAGAGGTGATACTTCAACATCTTTAGTTAAATTAATGATTTGTGGTAAAGAATTTAAATCTGTTGATGTTCTAAATCTACTTCCTGCCACTTGAGCCTCACTAGCAAGGCCCATTCTAATTAAATCTTGAGGTGTTAATGAAAATTCCCCAATATCAGATAAATCAACATCCATAACTAAAGTATGGTTACCTTGAGGGACCCCCATTATCATATAGTCACCACTTTCATTGGTTTTTACACTATACTTATAATACTTGTCATATATTTCAACTGTAGTTAATCCTGTTAGCGCATCTAATCTTGATGGTAATGTTCCTGTTGCCGCGTGAGTGGAGTATGATTGTTCATACGGAAGTAAATTATATCGATATCCATCTTCATTTTTGTCATTAGGTGATTTGTATGGATATATACTTGAAATTATAGGGTTCGATTCGTCAACCGGAGTTATTGGAATAAAAACTGATACTCTAGCATTTGGCAATCCAAAACCATTATTTGCGGTCACTCTACCGACAACAACACCATATTGAGCACAACTTTTCGTATAAATGTCTTCTTGTTGTAATGTTAGTGATAAAATCTCTAAAAATTCAAATTGCTGGTCTAATTGAATATTAATTGATTTATTAATTCCTAACTCTGTTCTTATTCTATATGATTGACCCATCAAACTACTTTATTTAATAAATACTTTATATGGAATTTTTAAAAAAAAATCCACATGTTAAAATTATAAGTTAAAATTGAATAAAATAAACTTCTTATGAAAAAGTTACTGATTGGAAGTTTTTAACTGAAATTCTAATATCTTTATTCGGATATCTGACTTGGTATACTTGTGAAGGTTGTGCAAATATAGTATCATCAACAGAGCTAATTAATTTTGTTTCTTCATTTGTATACGCCATTGATGTTTCAGCCGAAGAATATTGTCCTCCCACTTCATTAAAAACATCAATATTTGCAACCGTTAAAACACCATTTGTGTTTTGTATTATACTTCTAACCTCAGAAAGATATACATTTTCACCTAATTGTCTTGTTTGAGGATTAAAGTATGCCGATACTTTATCAATAACACTAGCAATAACTTGTCCTGAATTTTGAGCAGAATCTAAAACGATAGAAATGTCCATACTTAAATCAATTACTTCAGCAGTCAATATTGAAATATAATCATTCATCATCCTGTAATTTGATAGATAATTCGCAATGTTTTGTTTTAAAGTATTAGAAACAATATTGGTTAATTTTCCTGAAGTATCATAAGATAATATTTGGATTAATATTTTATTATCGTTTTCAGTAATCGCAACTTTCGCAGGTGCTCCGAATTGAGCCGGCATATTTCTAATTAACGATTCATAATCTTGAACTGTTACCGCTCGTTTTTGAGCTGCGAAGTTAAATGAAACATAATTTCTAATTTCTTCTAATGATGGAATCCCCGCACCTCCAACCGCAGCGGTCACATTAACACATCTTAATGAATTAACCACTGATGAGTTTGTCGTTTCTGATGGTCCGTTAACAAAGAAAGAAACCGTTCCAATTTGATTAATAACATTTGTTCCTAAATTTGTTGCTAACCCCCCACCAACTCTATATTGAATAAACAAAGTAGAATTAGGAGTTAAAGTTGAACCTAATGAAAAGTTGTTTGAATATTTTTGTAATTCTAATGTTGTCCCTAAAGTTGTAAATTGATTTAATTGGTCTTGAGCGGTATTTGTTCCACCACCAAATGTCATTTTTTTAAACCCTTCAGGTGTATACTCTGTAATGAATCTATTTTGAGTTTGAATATATTTACCAACTTTAATTCCGGGTTGGTCCGAAACTTTTGTTGGGTCTTCGATAAAGACCCTATCTTCCGCTAATGCGTCAACTTCATACAATCTATTATCCAAACCTAAAAATTCTGCCGTTGTTGGAGTGTTTGTATAATTTGTTCCATTTTTTAATAAAACACTAGTTATACCTAAAACATTTTTTTCAGGTAAAAATAATTCAAAGAATGGTCTAACATCATTAGCTCCAATAACTCTTTTGAAAACTTTTGTAATACCATTAACAACAATTTCTCTTTTAGTAATCGTGTAATTAACTAATATATTATTAGCATTAAAATTTGGGATTTTTAATCTATTTGGGAATCCTTGAGCGTTGTAAGGTGACGCAAAATCAATGTCATAAACATTCTCAAATACAACACCTGCACCGACAACTTGTGACCCTCGAGATAATGTTCCAAGATATCTTTCATCTTCTTTATCTCCGAACGCCGGGACTGTGACTGAAAAGTCAACTAATGCGACGGATGGTCTTTGTCCGGGTAATTTTAACCCGTATGTTCTGGCAATGTTATAAATTGATGACCTTTGTTGTGCATATTGTAGAACTGTTTCTTGAACACTTCTATCAATATTATAATGTAAGTTATCCGCGACCGCAGCATTTAAATCAAGAAATACCGTGAAAACCGAAGCGTCATTAAAATCTTGAATTAAATCAGGATAGTATGTTTTTGCATAATTTAAAAGGTCTGCTCTTATCGATTGATAATCTCTACTGCTATACGATATTCTATTATTTGCCATAGTTTTTAAATATTAATAATAACAAAATCACTTTGACCAAAAGTTGACCCATTGGTTGAGTAATCTATTCTTATTTTTGCGGTGTATTCAGATGTTCCTTTTCCGGGAAATCTATATATTGATGATTCGCTTGTTCCCACAAAATTTTGTCCTGTCGCAATATCCGCTTCTTCTTGTGGGTCGGCCGGTGTTATACTTAAACTATTAACCAATAAATTCGGCATAAAGTTTTGGATAGCGTCTCTAATATCGGATTCAATCGCATTAAAAGTTAATGAATCGAATGGTTCGAATAAAAACTCATATAATCTTGTCCCAAATTCAGGTAGAAAATATCTTGAACCTTTTCGAGTCAATAATAAATGAATTAAATCACCTTTAATTTCTTCTGATTGTAGTTCCGTTAATTGGAGGTAATCTCCTCTTAAGGAATCTCTAAACGGGAAATTAATACCATATGTTACACCATTTGCCATAGTTATAAATATATACTTCTATTTTTTTCTTATAAATAGATAAAAAAAGAAAATCCCAACGAATTGTTGGGATTTTTATTTTAAGATGAACAACCAAAACATTCAAATTGACTATCTTCAGGTTTAGTTGATGTGTTAATTATTTCAACTTTAGGTGTTTCCACATTTGTTTTTGGTTTTTGAATTTTTGAAACATCGACCGCTAAATGTTTTGCCCCTGTTGATATTGCCTTGGTTCTAACATAATAGCAAAGAGTTTTCAATCCTTTTGACCACGAATGGAAATGAGATGAAGTTATTTTTGATAATGTTGGATTCGACATATAGATATTCATTGATTGAGATTGGTCAATAAATGGAGCTCTATCTGCTGACATATCAATTAACTCTCTTTGAGATATCTCCCAAATAGTTTTATACTTGTTAATTAAATGTTCAGCTCTTTTAACTTTTTTAGTGTAATTTCTATCTTCAGGGTCAAGATAATTGTTGAAATTAATATTTTGAATTGAACCTTCGTTTAGAATGATTTCATTTTTCAAATCTTCATTCCAAATACCAATTTTTTCAAAATCAGTAATTAAATACTTGTTTACAATTAAAATCTCCCCACCTACAACTCGTCTATTAAATAATGCCGAGTGAGCAGGTTCAGTCATTTCAAATGAACCTGTAATCTTAGCTGAAGACGCTACAGGCATTTGAGCCGTGAACAAACTATTACAAACACCATATTTTTTAACATCTTCTTTCAATGAATTCCAATCTAAAAATAAATCAGATTCGTTCAATCCCCACATATCAAATTGTAATACACCTTTTGACATTGGAGAACCTTCGAAATGTTTGTAAGGTGTTCTAACACCTGATTTACATAATTCCATACTTTCAGTCACTGCTGCGAAGTAGATTGCTTC